ACATTATTAAGAAAATATATGATTTATTAAAGGAGGAAGAATGAGAAAGTTATGGACACAAAGAGAAGTAATTGAAATGGCTAAGCTTCTAGGGTTTAAAAATTTTGACAGAAGATCTATTGGTTACTGGAGTAGAATGGGTGTATTTCCTTCTCCTGTTGCAGAGCTAAGGAATGTGTTGGTCTTGTATGATGGGGAAGATGTAGAGATAGGACTGATGGATATATCAAAGCGTATGCGTATACCTGTTAGTATAGATTATTCTTTGTTAAAGTGGGCAAAGGAAGAGGTACTTAAATCAAATAAAGCTAAGAATGTATCTATGATGTTAAGGAAGATAAGAGAATAAGAATGGATAATATAAAAGACATAATCAAAGATTACCAGATAAAGAAAGAGGGGAGAAGTTTACCTAGCGTGGCAAGAGTGGTCTTTACAGTTTTGTAAGCAGTATTCTATTCCGAGAAAGGATTATGCAAGGGTTATGAGTGTAGCAAGACAGTACCNAGACAGAATGGATTATCTTAGGTATGTACAAGGATGGCTTAGTGATTATCCTAACATTAGGGGGAGTGTCATTAGATTATTCTTGTGGAAGATAGGGGAAGACAAGAAGGGTGCTAAGAAGGAATCTAATTTAATATACATATAGCTATGACTAGAAGTGAAATAGCAGAGCTGGTAATGTATGGAGTAGCAACAGTATCAATTGCTGTTGGGTGTATATATACTCTCATACTGTTTCTCCAGTTCCTGTATTCTTTTAATCTGTAATTGTGCTACAATATATAAAGGCTATTACTAATTTGTGATAGTATTATATATGAAAGCAACTGAAAAACAGGCTAAAACATCAAAGAAATCCAAGAAAAAGCTTCCAATTTATTACAAATTTGGTGGCAGACCTACTAAATATAAGCCAATTTATTGTAAAAAGATTGTAGAGTATTTTGATATTAAGCCTACCCATAAGGAGAAGGTTGTTAAGGTTATTAAGGGTATTCCAGTTGAGGTAGAGGTTGAGAAACCTAATCCTATTCCACTATTTGATATGTTTGCAATGGAAGTTTGTAATGTTGATAGAACGACATTACACAATTGGTGTGATGATCATCCTGAGTTTTTCCTCGCTTACAGAAAAGCAAAATCAATGCAGAAGAAATTACTGATGTACCAATGCTCTTATGGTTATATTACTCCTTCCTACGCAGTATTCTTGACTAAGGCTTTGACGGATCTTAATGATGTGTCTAGTGTTGACATAACATCAGGTGGAGAGAAGGTTGAGAGTGTAAGTCTATCTAGTGTTCTATCTGAGTTAAAGAATAAATCTGTTGATGAATTACAAAGAGAAACTTAGTCAAAGGTACGAGATAAAGAAGATGTGTGCGTCTGATTTGAGCTACAGGAAGGATGTGCTTATCAGATGTGCAGAAGATTCTGTGTACTGGTGTAATAACTTTGCATATACATTTGATCCAAGAGAGGGCAACAGAAACCTGCCTTTTATTTTGTGGGATAAGCAGGTGGAGTATATAAGGTGGGTAGAGAGGTTGTTAAAGAATCATGAGGATGGGTTGATAGAGAAGAGTAGGGATGTCGGTGTTTCTTATACAACACTAACAGCTGTTGTTTTGTATCAATGGTTATTCCACGAATTCAATGCGTTAATAGGTTCAAGAGTAGAGAATAAGGTAGATAAGAGTGATGACCCTGATGCTTTGTTTTGGAAGCTGGATTACAATTTACATAGATTGCCAGAGTGGATGTTGCCAGATGGGTTTGAGATGAGCAAACACAGGACATACATGAGATTAAGTAGACCTGATAATGAGAATGTTATTACAGGTGAAAGTAGTAATCCTAACTTCGGAAGGGCAGGTAGATATAACCTTGCACTATTTGATGAGATGGGATTTTGGGCTAATGCGAAGAGTTCATGGGAGAGTAGTGGTTCATCAGCAACAACAAGGTTGGCAATATCAACTCCTCCAGAGAGTGGTAAGGCTTCATTCTTTTACAAGTTAAGACAGTCTGGAAGAACAAAGTTGTTTACATTTCATTACAAAGACGATCCAAGAAGAGATGAGAAGTGGGAGCAGGAGCAAAGGGCAAAGCAAAGTGCAGANGAGTTTGAAAGNGANAGGAATATTTCTTATTCAGGAAGTATTGAAGGGAAGGTATATGCGTCTGAGTTTATGTTAGTACCAGTAGTAAAGAGTAAGTATGANCCACTACAGCCATTGTATGTATCATGGGATTTTGGATTGGATGGNGTNGCNATACAATGGTATCAATGGAATGTTGCGTATGATAGGTGGAGATTGATTGATTCTTACTTTAATACAGACAAGGATATTAAGTTTTACATTCCATTTGTAACAGGGCAAATACTTTCAGAGAGAGCATATGAGTATGATGATAATGACTTAGAAGTAATTGCAAGACATAGGTATTGGCAATCAGCAACGCACTTTGGAGATCCAGATGTAAGGAAGAGAAGTTTGTTGGACAAGGAAAGTACAAAGGGTGTATTAGCTCAGCATGGTATTCATGTACAATGTAAGGAGTGGGCAGGTAGGAGTCATTATGACATGCGACAGAAAGCTTTGTTGTTTATGAAGAAGCTTGAGGTGGATGAAGACAATGAGTTCTTTATTGAGAGTATGATGCAAAGCAGGTATCCAGAGAGAAGTGAAACAAGTCAGGCAACAACTCCAGTACAAGCTCCGATACACGATATATATTCACATCACAGAAGTTGTTTTGAGTACATGGCAGATAATCTTCCAGTAAAGGAAGTAGAGCAGAGGTTTGCAACAGGGCAGAGTAAGCTTGTAGTAAATGACATATATTAGTATAGTATAAGTATGGGAAACTCAAAGATAAGTTCTAATCTTAAGCAGAGAGTGTTAGAGGTAAGGATAACAAAGTTGGAGGGTGCATTGATAAAGAAGATAAGGGAATTAGACTATGGAAGGTTTACGATTGTAATCCATAAGATAGAGGGACAGCCAGTAAGAGTTGAGGTTACAGAAATAAACAGTTCAAGTGTTCTTCAAGCAAGGGATGGTTTAGATTTAGAGGGTGCTACATATGTAGCAGATGCATTTAATTTAAAATCTTTAGATGAAGATGGCAACTACTAAAACAAAGGGGAATGTAAGTAGTTTGAAGGTGAAAGAGGAAAAGCTTGAGATGAAGGCAAAAAATGAAGCTCCTAGAGGCTCTAAGAAGAAAGCAATTAGCATAAAGGGGTTGTCAGACCTCTCTTTGAGTGATGAAGAGCAAACAAAATTGCTTGTGCAGATAAAGTCCGAGTATGACTTTGCGACAAGAGGATTAGATCAATGGATTGATAAGAATCTTAAGAGATTGAAGTTGTATAACAACCAGAAGAGGGAAGAGGATTTAGTTGGAGAGCCATTGTTATTTACTCATATGAATACATGGTTATCGTCTTTGTATGAGGATGAGTTAGACAAAGCATGGATACCAAGAGAAGATGGTGATATTGAATCGGCAGAGAATCTTACCAATGTAGCAGAGTATGATACAGAACTAATGGATAAGTCTGAGTTNGATTTGAATGTGNTGTGGGATGCTTTGTTCTTTTCGTATGGATTGGTAGATATGATTGAGTTTGATGTTGTTAAGAAATGTCCAGCTCCATCAATAATAGACCCAACATCCTTTTACTATGACACTTTATCATCATCAATAGATGGTAATAGTGTGAACAAGGGTGGTATGAGGTTTCTAGGGTGGACTTTGTACATGAGTGAAAAGGATGTGTTGGACAGTCCTATGATGTTTCCTGAAGCATTGAAGATGTTGGAGCAAGTAAGTAAGAAGGAGAGTGATAAACAAGAGAAGGCAAGGAAACTAAGGATAGAGGCTATCGGTGGGGACATTGCTCACTTTGACAAGAATGACATGGGAGATAACAATGTGTATGAGGTATTACAATGGAGAACATGGGTGAATGGTAAGAAAGCACTACTCTTGCTTACTCCAGATTGTACATCTATTATTGGTGGGAAGATATTACCAGTTGACGACAAGGGTAATTCTCTTTCATGGTGGGTAAGTGCCAAGAGAATCAATCCTCAGCCNCATCAGTTTAAGGGNGTATCTCTTCCAGATATACTTGAGGATAAACAGAGGAGNAAAGCAGTTCTTATCAATGATGCACTCAACCTTACCAGAATATCTGTGTATGGTTCTCATGCGTTCAATAAGAATCTAATTAAGAATGAGAATGATTTGAAATGGGGTTATGACAAGTGGATTGCAGTTGATGGAGATCCAAGAACAGCGATTGCTCCAGTATACAAGGACAGTCCGAATCTTCCATTACTTGATAACATGCTTAACTACTTAGACATATCAGCTCAGACAGCAAGTGCTACTCCATCCTTACAACAGGGTGTATTGAGTGAACAGCAAAGGACTCTTGGAGAGTTGCAGATGGTAGCAGAGAGTAGTAAGACAAGGTATTCTCTTGCTCTTAAGACAATTGCAATGGGTGATAAGGACTTCTGGAATCTATGGTATTTATCATACAAGGTATTCTTTAATGATGGTCTTGGAGAGAAGGTCATTAGGATTGCTGGTTCTACAAGGTCTTTTAGAAGTATTAAGAAGAAAGATATTACATGTAAGGTAGACCCTGATGTGAAGATAACAAGTAAAGCTTTATCAGAAGCAACAAAGATGAGGAAGTTTATGCAGTATGTGAAATTATTGGAGGTTGTACTACAAGACCCAGAAGCAGACAAGAGGGCAGGTATTAAGCATGGTATGTATCTTGCAGGGCTTGATAGGGATGAGATAGATGGAGTGTTGCCTCCTACAAGAGATGAGATGATAGCAAAGGAACAAAATGACATGCTTGATAGAGGGCAGATGCCTCCATTCTTAGAGAATGATAATCATCAAGTACACATAAGAGTACACAAAGAAGCAAGGGATTCTCAAATTAAGGATACCCATATGATGCTACACTTGAAGGCGTTGAAGTTGGAACAGGCAAATCCAGCACTCAATCCAGATCAAAATGAGATGGGTATGGGTGAAGGGCAGGTAGCTCCAAGTCCTCAAGGTTCTTTAATGCCAATGGAGATGCAGGGGCAAATGTAGATAATTTAAGTGGAATGTAATATGAAGGAAATAACGCTAGAGGGATATGCCCAAGCTTTGCAGACTAAAGCTGGTAGGAATGATGTTGTCCATCATTTAAAGGAGTTGGCAGACAGTAAGGGTTGGAAGATATTGTGTCTGTATCTTAACAGAAGCAAGGAGTCCTTAGAGATAGAGTTAAATGATATAGACAAACAGATGAGTTTTGATGAGTTGCAGAAGTTGCGTATAAGATTGTATTATATAAGGGATTTGATTGGTATG